CATGGTCTCTCCAATTTTCTAAATAAGGAAATAATTGTCTCCAGTCTGTGCCTCTTCTACGATCTAACTCGTCAAGATGTGTATGTAATTGTAATATTTTTTCTTCATTAACGCAACTGTTTTGAATTTGCAATTGAATTCCTTGGAGGTACTTATAAGAAATATTTTCTTGCCAGTCTCCCTGTGCAATCGTATTCAATGCATGTTCAAAATCTTGATTCCAAAACGTTGATCCAAATATGTCTGGGTTGTGATGTTCGGGAGCAAAAACTGTTTGAAAATGATGATTAATTTTGCGTCTTTTTTTCCAATGATTTATTTTTTCTAGTAGTACTGGAAAAGTTTTTATAGTAAGTGGACAGAGGGTACTGTTGATATTAAAATATATCCAGGGATTGTCTATCAATGTTTCAATATTTTTTTCAATCACATCAAGTTTAAGACCATATCTAGCATATTCTTGTTCAGGGCCCCAACAATCTAAACTCACTGTGATGTCAAATCTTTTGATTTTTTTTGTTGCTACCATATTCTTCCATTGCAGTACCAATGAGTTAAATTTGTCATTGTCATACATTAGATTAGTTACAATGTTAAATTCTAACTCTTTGTTAGGATTTTTATCAAAAAACTCCAGACAACGAAAAAATTCTTTTTGATACAATGGCTCTCCGCCCAACAAGTGCAATCTTCTCAGGTCCTGATAATTGGCTTCTAGCCAGGAAAAGAACTTTTCAGTGTAAAGTGCAGTTTGATTTTTATCAATGCTGTTTGATTCTATCACTAATCCATTTTTTTCAAACCTACCAAATTTTCGATTTTCTTGTTGAATTTGACTACTATTAAATGGTGTGCAATAGGTACAAGCCAAGTTGCAAGTATTATTCATAAAAATTTCTAGTATTCGAGGCGTTACTTCAACCGCAGTTGGCTTGTGTTTTAATTCTGGGGGTACCAGTCCGGGTACTTGCAAATGAAATTGACGATCGCTCTGTCCACCGGCCGCTTCAATTTTTTCGCAGTAACGACAACCCTCACTGGACTTCATGTAAGACAGAGGTTGTGGCCATTGTCCTTGTAACATGATATTTCTTTGTTCTAACTTTTCAGGGGTGTTATGGAAATTATCAAAATTTTCTAAAGCGATAGGATGTCGTCCTACTCTATGACAAGAACTAGTTGTGCCGTTGTTGAGAAAAATAGTACTCCAGGTCCACTTGAGTTGACAGGCTGTGGCTGTTTTGATAGGGAAAAATGATTGCATGATTATTCTAGCCAAACAACAAAATGTGGTGGTAAAGATTTCAAATCAGTGTTTCTACGTTGTGTAAATTCTTTCAGATATGTATTGAGTTTGCTTCTTTGACCAGGCATGATTGGATTAGATACCGTTTTAATTATTTCTTGAAGTTGTAAAGGGTAGCAATCAATTTGATCAATCAACATTAACTTTGTCTGGTCATCAAGAATATTCACTGCAAAAAAATCTGGGTCTGTGCAAGTATTCCACAAAATTTTAACATCTCCAGCATAATTGATAAAATCATTGATGCCCAATAATGCTAAATTAGATACTGTAGCATAGAAACTGTAAGGAATATTTTGCTGTTTGAGCGTTTCTATATTTTTTTCAAATTGATTCCAAGTATTACCATTTCGTAATAACTCATACAACTTGCCAGTTGACTCGGCGCTGATTACTAATTCTATTCCTGCAAACTTAGCAAGTTTGGCGACTTCTTTTTGAAATCTTTCTGTGTTTACGCCAAGTCCAGAGTAAATTTTTATAGGAATTCCGTATCTGGACAAGGTCGAAATCAATTCCTCTAATCCTAGATATAAAAATGGTTCGCCACCAGTTACAACAATTTCTTTAAGAGTTGAAGATTCTACTAGTTGTGATATCTCATTGAGTAAACTGTCATTGAATCGATTATTTTTTATATCTTTCTGACTGAGTTTCATTAACACTTGATCGGTATCATTTAGAGTATATCTATCGTCATCGGTAATGATTGAGTACGCACCGTGCTTATTGATGTCTCTTGCCCAGGCAGAACTATAATGTTTACAACAGTAAATGCAAGTCATATTACAGTCAGACCCTACAATAAGGTGTAATACCTCCGGTGATGTTGATGTTTTTTTATGAGTAGGCAAGTAACTTTTCATTGAGATTCGTCTGCTTGCCTGTGATTTTGATTCTGGAATCCAACAGGTAGAAGAACAACTAGACACAGGTTGATTCAATAACATCTGTTGCCGTTCAGCAATCATGTTAGGAGAATTAAAAAGATCTCCTGGATGTTGACTGATATGATCAAAATTGATTTTTGATGGGGTTGCCGCACAACAACTCATGGTTTTTAATTTTTCTAAATCCACTGACAACCACCAAAATTTTTGAGAACAATAAAAGTTACTTGTCTGATTAATATCAGTCAATTGGTCCATCAATTTTCCCAGTCTTCGTCTTCGTTGTAATCTTCGTCTTCAGATTCTTCTTCTTCGTCTTCTGCCGCATAGTCCTTGTCGTTGTCAAGGTACGCAGTCAAGGCACGTTTGATGTCTGTGTCGCCTTTGAAAGCGTCACGGATGTCTTCGGCTGTGGAATCATTGTCCATCAAGATCTGTATCACAGTTTCCGCGGCCTCGGCGCGATCCACTGTGTTTACAAAACGCTTGAGTTCTCCCCAAATTTCACTGGCTATTGTTTCACTCATCAGTTGTTTCCTCCGGAGTACTTACCTCGGCTTTCTGATTTCCAAAGTCTGCCATGACCTTGTCCAAGCACCCATCATCGTTCTTTTCCCATGCCTTGCGGAACTTCTTGATAACTTCGCCTTCACTTGTGGTAAACACCAGACTGTTGCCTTCACGTTTGAGCATTTCTTTTTTCTCAATCAAGTCGACCAATCCAGAATACGGACTCATACCTGTTGTGTATGGAATCTTGACCTGTACACCTTCAAAGGGTTTGGCGTAGCGTGTTTTCATAACTTTACAACCAGCACGGATACCGTTTACTTCAGACACTTTGTTGCCATCCTCGTCCTCTTTGAGTTTCATCTTCTTCATGGCAACCACAATGCTTGATGCATAGATAAAGCCCTGACCACCTGAGATTTTGTCATCTGGATCAAACATGTCTTGGCTTGCGTATGTATGGTTGGTACATACTAGTCCAACGTTGTAACTACCAAACATGTTTACACAGTTACGAACCAGTGCTGTAAGTGCTTTGGGCTTGCGACCCAGGTCACCCTTCATTTCACCTGCTTCAAATTGATTAACGTCTGTGGGAGTCAACAACATGCCCAATGAGTCAATAACAAATAGCACCTTTGGACGTTCGCCATCTGGTAGTGCTTTGTAGTCGCTCATGAATGTGGAGATAGTTTTGGCAACATCGTCAATCATGGCCATACTCAGTTTGATCAATTTATCTGTGCTGGTGTCGACGCCAAGTGCCTTGAGCCAGTCTTCGTCAAGAGCATTTTCACTGTCGATTAAAACAACAAAGATGCCTTGCTCTTGTGCATGTTTAACAATGTTGCCTGAACAAATATAACTTTTGCCTGCACCCGAATCGCCGGCAAACACAGTGACCTTGCCCAAGGGAATGCCACGATTAAAGTCTCCTGAGATTAAATAATTCAAGGCAAAGTTGCCTGTGGAGATCCAGTCTGTTGGATCATTGAAGCCTATTGAAAGGCCATCAATTGATTTGGTTATTTCGCGTCTAAATTTGCTTACGTCAAATGGTTTGCCCATATATCACCTATGTAGAAAGAAAGAGACACAAGAGATTTCTCCCTTGTGTAAAGTTGTAATTATGATTACTTGGCTTGTCTAGCGCGGATCATGGCCAAAATGTCCTCGGCCTTTTGTCCACCACCAGCAGGCTTTGCCACAGGAGCAGTTGGTGCTGGTAGATCTTCGTCATCAAAGTCACTGGCAGGTGCAGCCACTCGGAGTGCAGGTTTTGCTACCGGAGCAGGAGCATCTTGATCCACAGCAGGTGCTGGAGCGGACCCACCAGCAGGTGCTTGTACACCAGCAGGACGGAAGTATTGACCCCAACGCTCGGTGTCGTATGGTTGACCATCCACACTTGCTTCAAACATCTCTTTGATCACCTTCAACTCAACGTCAGTGGGCTTCTTGGGCAAAGATGTGCTCAAGTCAAACAAACCATGTGCATCCACTGCGGCTTGTTCTGCTTCTGTGAGTGCTGACTCTTTTCTAGCCCACTTTGATCCATTGTAGTCAGCAAATCCGCCTTTGGAACCTTTTGAAATACGGAAGTCTAGACCACGCAGGTAGTCTGTTGGCAATTCTTCCAGTTCAGGATCCATCAAGGCACCCTTGATAGTTGTAAAGATTTGTGGACCAATAATGAATCTGCGTATGGGATTCTCTGGTGACTTGTCATCGCTGAGTGGGTTTTCGCGAACAAAACCTTGGAAAATATAATCACGCTTTTTCCAGTACTTGCGACCCATTTCTTCAAGGCTTTTGTCCTTGAACCAGGTGCGTACTTCTGCCAGGATAGGGCAGGCTTCTCCGTACATTTCCACGCAAGGCACACGTACCATCACTTGCTTGGATTCCATCTCTCCTTTGATGCCATTAAAAGGCAAACGAATCATTGCTCGTTCTTGCCAAAAGAAAGTGTTTTTAGAGTTACCATCGGGTAGGAAGCGCAGTGTGGCCGATTGGCCTTCTTCCATTGTCCAATGCGGATAAATTGCATTGTCTCCGCGTTCGGTGGATGATCCACCTTGTTTTGATTCTGCTGCCTGTAGTCTTGCTCGAATATCTGCTAAAGATGCCATAGTTTTTCTCCTTGTTAAGTTGCCTATGTATGTTGCCTATCTAAATTACTTAGATCAATTGTTGCCTGTGCCACAAAAGAAAAAGCGCAAACACAGTAGTAGTATATGCGCTTTAGTCTGCTGTGTCAAGAGTATTTATCTCATTTGAACAAAGCCAATGATTTTATTCTTGCCAAAAGTGCATCGGTATCTTGAGATTCCTCCACTGGTGGTTGAGAATATCGGGGCGATCCAAGTTTAGCAGTATCGTATGGTCCTGTTGGTTTTGGATCAGGTTTCCAGTCTTGACCAAAATTACTTTTCATGTCAGATGTGTAATCTTTGTAATTTATTACATCAAGTGTAGTCGGTTGCCCACGTGCTCCGCTAACAAATTCAGGTGGAATATCGCCTTCTTCTACTTCTTTGGCATCAACATCAATTACATCACCAGGTTTGGCAGCAAGACCAGATTTTTGAGGTGCTGATGTGTTGGCAGGAACTCCGCCGCCGCCCCATTTTATTCTATCTGCTTCTGCATCCTGTTTCTGCCAAGTATTGTGTTTTTCTAATTCAGGGTTGGCCATCTTTTCAGTATCAGGGTTCATAATAGTAGTGCCTGGGTTGACCATAATTGCTTCATCTGTGGTTTCTTTGTCATCACTGTCAATTGCATTACCAATCGCATTACCAAGTGATGCACCAATTCTTGCTCCGGCTGGGCCACCTACCAAGGCTCCACCAATGCCGCCTATTGCGGCACCTACTACTCCCTCTACCATGGCCAATGATTTTATTCTTGCCAATTCTGATTCGTACATGCCGTAGTTGCCGCACTCGGCCAGGCCGTGTTCTGGGCAGTATTCGCCTTCCCGAGTGTGGTTACATTCAGCCTCTTCGAATGTGGCCAGGTTATCGCCTTCTGCTACACCACCGTGATAGTGATCCCAGAACTCATGAGTATCATTGAGCAGGTTGCTATGTGTGTCATGGAAATCATCATAATCCATGCTCTTTGCATCAGCAATCAAATCTTGCAACAATTCTGGATCGTGGATACCATGCCATGGCTCTTCGTCGTCATCCATGTCACCTTCCGCCACACCTTTTTGTTTGGAGGCTTCACGCTTCTTGCGGAAGATATCACGAAAGTAATCATCATCCTCTTCTGGACTGAACGGATAGGGATTGTGTTCATCACCGGCAGGCGGCCGACGTGGGCCTTCTCCTGGACGGTCATAATCCTTACCTGGCAAGTCGTATGGACCGTTTTCAGCCACAGGGGGTGTTTCAGCAGCCACAGCAGGTTCTGTTGGAGTGACCATGTACACGCCTAATTCTTCCAGTCGGTTTTGCACACGTTCATCATCCCAAATGTTGGCATCAGGATCTACAGCAATCTCTCCAATGATGTCAAACAACTCATCGTCACCAACCAGGCCATACAGTTGTTCTGTGGCATTCATGCCATCAGCACCTGCAACAAGTGGTTGACTCATGAGCATTTTGAGTTCATCTTGTTGCTCGGGAGTTTCTGGCAATGCCCAAGTACCTTCTACGATACGATTGGCCCAGGATTCAAATATTTCTGCTTCTTTCATGGCTTGTGCTTCCTTTTGTATTCGTGCCAACATGGGCAATGCCTGCTCTATGCGTGGATCAATACGTGTTTCCACAAACAGGCTTTTTAAATCTTCCACTATGAGATCAGATTCCGACACATCAGCCGGGCTCCATGATTCAAAGTATTGGTTATAACCGCGATCGTTGCTCACGGCTTTTAAGTTGTGACGCAGTCGATTTAGGTATTCTGTTGTTTCTGCTACCAGTTCACCGGCAGCACCTTCAAACACTCGACCTTGATGTGCTCTGCGGAACTGGCTTAATACATTGATTTGTTCAACCATTTCCACAATATGCTGTCCACGTGCATCATAGGGTGTGCCACCGTGACGCACATGTTCCAACATGGCACGACCGCCTGCTAGTTTACGGAATGGCAATTTAAAACGTTCACCATCGGCTGTTTCAATGAATATGCTTTCCACATAACGGAAACGTGCATCGTTCTCGCCCAGAGTCCGGTCATGTTTGATCATGAGTCGGGCTTGTGTAGGCTCGCCGGCATAACTGACCTTGCGGTTGCCATAGTAGCCTTCAAACAGGCCTTCTTTGATGGCTGCCATTCCGGCCATGGTATACTTTAGTCTACGCAGATTCTGTAGGTCATAGCGTAACAAATTGCGCTTGGCAAAGTTACGCAACTGATCTAGAAATTCGTACCAGTCAGCCTTGTCGTCAAACTCCATGCCGCGACCTAAATTGTCACCAAAGTAAACTTCAAAGTTGTTGTCGGCACCCAGCAAGCACACAACTGTGCCGTAGTTTTTGCCCGAATCTGCTACCCAGTCAAATGTGAACATGTCAGCCGCTTCTGGATCAGGAGCACCTTGATCGTCCAAGGGTGGCTTGCCAGTTCGTGCATCCAGTGCTTCAGGGTCAAAATTTCTAGTGACCAATAAATCGTTTAGTTGTTGTCCGGGTGAGTTTGCTGCCATAGTGTTATATTTATCAATACATAGTTGATATAAAGGGCATTGGCTCAATCACGTTATCTGAGTGATCTTTCATTTGACTGTCCAGTTCTGTGTAAAAACTCTGCAAAACCTGCATCATACGCACCGCTAACAGCATGCTCATGACCAAGTCATCTGTTTCACCAATCTTTGCGGCAAAACTCAAGCCCGAAGCCACAAAGGTCTTGAGTTCACTGATCAAGGCCGCACTATGCACAGTCATTCTATTGGTTTCAACGAGATTCTTGACCTTGGCACAGGCACTTAGTTTGCTCTTGTGTGTGGTATTAAAGCCCTT